TGGGCTATCAGGCCGCATCATTCTGGGCGCATCCTAAGACTGTTCAGGCGGGGTCAGAACGAGGAAGCCACCATCATCAGTGATTTGCGTCGGATTGGTGTTCACGTTGAATCTGTGGGATCAAAACAGACACGGGTTGAGCTTGGCAGTCACATAGCTGGGAACGTGGATGCCATCGTCAGCAAGCTGCCTAATGGCTACGCTGGAAAGGCTGTGGCCGAGTTTAAAACGCATTCGGAGAAGTCATTTAATGAGCTGGTGAAGTCTGGCGTGCGAAAAGCCAAACTGATGCATTACGTCCAGGCGCATGTTTACGCTTACGCGCTCAAATTGCCCAAGGTGCTGTACTACGCTGTCAACAAAAACACTGACGCTATTTATACAGAATGGATGGATACAGACATTGAAACAGCCGAGAGGTATGTGGATCGTGGCCGCTCCATTGCGCTGGCTGATGACATGCCAGCACCGCTTAGCACTGATCCGTCTTGGTACGAGTGCAAGTCCTGTGACTTTTACGACTTCTGCTATACAACAAAGATAACTACCCAGGTCAACTGCCGCACCTGCGCCCACTCCACTGCGCTGGCTAATTCAACATGGCGTTGTGAACGGTTTGCATCCGATGGCATACCCGTTGAGTTTCAGCGCAAAGGTTGTGACAGTCATGCATTGCACCCAGAACTGGTGCCGTGGGAGAGAATGGCAAGCGAACACGAATGGGAGGCGCTTTATCTGATAAACGGTACGCCAGTTAGGAACGGGGAGGGAGACCGGATTGTATTCAGCAGTCATGAGCTATTGGCAAACCCTGATGCTTGCGTTGCCGCGCTGAATGATCCAGAACTGTCCGAAGTGCGGGAGGCATTTGATGCGCGGGTGGTGGGATGATCCTGCGAGATTATCAGGTTAGATCACGCGAAATGCTGATGGATTGGTTCAAGGCGAACAAGGAAGGCCATCCAGTGATGGTGCTTCCGACCGGAAGCGGGAAATCGGTCATCATTGCTGATTTTATTAAGCACGTCATGACGCAATGGAGTGAGAGAAACTTCAGGATTTTAATGCTTTGCCACCAGAAAGAACTGATCGAACAGAACGCTGCCAAGATGCGCCACTTCTGGCCAAATGCGCCTATGGGGATTTACTCGGCCAGTGTGGGCAAAAGGCAGATGGGAGAGCCGATAACTTTTGCCGGCATTCAGTCTGTATGGAAACGCGCCGACGCCATTGGCCATATTGATCTGTGCCTAGTCGATGAATGTCACGCTATTGGAGCCACTGAACAGGGCAGGTACAGGCACCTTCTGGACGCGCTTTTAGCCATCAATCCAAAAATGAGAATCATAGGTTACAGCGCCACGCCTTACCGTCTTGGACACGGCATGATTACGGACAAGCCAGCCATTTTTGATGCGCTGATTGAACCGATACGGGTTGAAGAACTGATCTATCAAGGCTATTTGTCCGTCTTGCGCAGCAAAATGACTATTAAGCGATTGGATGTGTCTGGCGTGAAAAAAAGTCACGGCGAGTACGTCAACAACGCATTGCAGGCCGCTGTAAACACGCCGGAGAATAATGATGCGATTGTACGGGAAATCATCAAATACGGCGCAGACAGGCGCTCATGGCTTATTTTCTGCACTGGCATAACCCACGCTCAAAACATCACGGATTGCCTGATTCAGCAGGGCATCACGGCCGCTTGCGTGACTGGTAAAACATCTAAAACCGAGCGTGAAACACTGCTGGCTGATTTTAAAGCAGGACGAATCAAAGCCATGACCAATTACGCCGTTTTAACTACTGGTTTTGATGCGCCTGAGATTGATTTGATAGCCATGTTGCGCCCCACCATGTCGCCTGGTCTTTATGTCCAGATGGCAGGCAGAGGCATGAGAATCGCCGAAAACAAACATGATTGCCTGGTGCTGGACTTTGCCGGAGTCGTGGCTATGCACGGCCCTATTACGGCTGTACAGCCGCCTAGACGCAGCGGCAGTGGCGATGGTGAGACACCGTTCAAGTTGTGCGAGGAGTGCAACGAAATTTGCAAGATTAGCGACAAGGAATGTCCCGCCTGCGGCTGGATGTTCCCACCGCCAAAGCCTAAAACGCTGGAATTGCATAACGATGACATCATGGGCATTGATGGCGTAGAAATGGAGGTGACGGGCTGGCATTGGAAACACCACATCAGCAAGTCATCCGGCATGGAAATGCTGGCGGTAACGTATTACGGCCATCTGTCAGATGCGCCAGTTACGGAGTATTTGACGGTCACGCATGAAAACTATGCGGGAAAAAGGGCACGCAATTTGCTGATTTCAATGGCAAACAAGGCTGGCGTATCACTGGCGGACGCTCACGACATTTTTAGCACTGCTGATGCGATGAATACGGGAGAACCGCCATTCATGATTGAGCATAAGCGGGATGGGAAGTTTACACGGATCATAGGGAGGGAGTGGATTGAACGAAGACCAGGAACAAGCCAGGCTGGTGCAATGGTTCAGGCGCACGCATAGCGGTGTGCGGATTTTTGCAATACCGAATGGAGGACACCGCCATCCAGCTGTTGCTGCCAAACTGAAAGTGACTGGCGTTATGCGAGGCGTGCCGGATCTGTTTATACCTGAATGGCGCGTATGGATTGAAATGAAAGTAAAGGGAGGCAGGCTATCGCCAGATCAGAAAGACTGGATAGAGTATTTGGAGTGCCACGGATACCGCTGCATTGTCGCCTATGGCGCTGATGACGCCATTCAACAGATTGGAGAGTTAAAACCATGAACTACTGCATCAACTGTTTTTTCGCCCGCTCAGAAATGGACGTCATCTTCTGTCGCCGCAACGCTCCACACCCAGCTATGGTCGAGCCTGCGGACGATCCCAACGAGATGCCCGTGTTCTACGCCGAGTGGCCAATGGTCGCTGACGATGATTGGTGCGGGGAGTACCGGGAGGCTGTGAAAACTGATAATGAGAACAGAAAAAAAATGAATTAACCTATTGACGCCGGTCAAAGTAACACAATATACTGTGTCTGCGTTCAACGCACAAAGGGAGTGCAAGACATGAAACCACACAAACACGCAGCTGTAATCAAAGCCTGGGCAGATGGTGCCCAGGTTCAAGTCAAAATGATCGGCGCTCCATTAGATCTCTGGAGCGACTTCGACGGGCATCCGTTCTGGGATTCCACAACGCTGGAGTATCGCGTCAAGCCCACAATCAAAACGCATGAGCTGTGCGTGCGTTTCAATGATACCCACTGGCAGCCATTTGAAGATCCACAAGGCGTAAAAAATCTTCGCCTTACCTTCACCGATGGCGTTCTGACAGGCGCCACCGTAATTAAGGAAACATTATGAAACTAAAACCTTTTAACCTTGAAGCGGCACTAGCAGGGGCCGATGTCGTAACAAGAGACGAACTTAAGGTCTCTCAGTTAATGCGCTTTGATTGTGACGATTCGCAATCACTGTACGGTGTAATTGATAAGTGCGTTCGCACTTGGAATGATGACGGTAGTTATTATATTGCATCAGAAAGCAGGCTTGATCTGTTCATGGTCGCTGAAATTAAACATGGATGGATAAACATCTATGACAATAGATGTACCTCGATCTTATTTGACAGCAAGGAAGAGGCGATTGACAGCGCCAGCAAGTGCCTGCCCACCGGCTGCACATGGGTGGACACCATCTTGATCGAGTGGGAAGAATAATAATGAAACACATACTGACAGCCGCACTACTGGCGGCAACCTTCAACGCCAGCGCAGTCAGTGAAGTGCAGTGTATGGCAGACGTGATTCACGCCGAGTCTCGCGGGGAGGGCGAGGCAGGCATGGCCGCAGTGGGTTACGCCCTCTTTAACAGGGTCAAGCAGGACGGGTTCAAGCATGGCGTTTGCTGGCACTCGCGCCATGGTTTTCACCGGCTGCACGCTGACTTTGACCAGAAAGCATACACAGTCGCCGCTCTGGTGCTGGCTGGCGTTGAGACAAACCCCATCGGAAACCGCACGCACTTTGACAGCGGAAAGCGCACGCCTGCTTATGCCGTGGCTGTCAGGCGCATAGGAAAGCAACGGTTTTATAGGGCGGCAAGATGACCCCACGCGAACAGCTCCGATTGCTCATGCGCCAGCACCAGTTGCACGCTCACCATGTCGCAACCTTGCTTGGCGTCAAGCCGAACACGGTTGCCTGCTGGGTGGCGGCTAACGTGCCTAAAGAGATACCAGCCATCAAGCTGGAACTGTTAACGCTCAAACTGGAGAACAAAAAATGATGCCGTATAAACGCCGTTACACGATCATAATGAGGTTGCAAGACAGCTTTAGCTTGCTTCTTCAAGCCATATTGCTGGCGATTTTGATTATTACGGGAATCGTCGTATACAAAAAACCAGACACCACAGCAACGCTTAACGCCGCTGTAGACAGCTGCCAAGCTCGCGGGTACTTCGATGTAGGAACCGTCAGGGTTCAGTGCCAGGTGGGGGAGTGACATGGACGAAAAGAACGACGACATGGCCATGCGTGATTATTTTTCAATGTCAGGTGGGGGAGTGAATATGAGCAATGAACCAGCGTACCCTACTGGGTTGATCGGCAAGATAAAGTTTACACACAATGGCGGCAATACCGCGCATGTTTCAGAGTACGAATCAAAGTTTACCGGCATGACCATACGCGATTATTTTGCGGGGCAGGTGATAAGCCATATTTACACGGATTTTTGGGCTGCTGTGAGGGCTGACAAAGGACAATTCAATGCAGATTGGCCTATGGAACTCGCTATGGATGCATACAAGATGGCCGACGCCATGCTTCGCGCAAGGGAAGAACAATGAATACGACAATTGAAACTGTTTTCCAAGGTCACCCGCTCACAGTCGAGATTGACTACGAGCCTGGCGAACCACGCACGTTCCATGACGAAGGATCTGATGAAGAACTGTACATCCTGCGCGTCTGGTTCCAAGGTGCTGAGATTTCCGACCTGATGGGCGAGTACAACTTGGACAGTTTGCAAGCACAGTTGCTGAGCGAGAAGGGGCGCGATGATGAGTAAGCATACGCCGGGGCCTTGGAGTATACAGCGACAAAACCCATCACCAACGACTGGAGAATGGATGGTGGCTGGCAAATCGCCCGGCTATCTTGCTGAAGTTCGCGATTGCGGCAGCGGGCCAGTAGAAGCAAATGCCAGACTGATTGCGGCTGCGCCTGATCTACTTAATGCGGCAATACACGCTTTAGAAACCCTGGACAGCAAGCACGATTTTTCAAGCGCCAAATGGCGTCAAATGCATTATGTAGTGTTTTATGAATTATTTGATGCCATCACCAGAGCCACTGGAGAAAACAATGAGTAATCACGCGCCCGCACCGTGGTCACTGTACTGCAACAACAAGGATGAGTTTGTTGTGCGCAAGATGCACCCAGAAACAAAAGAGCTTTGCCAGATTGCCAAGGTTAACGGGTATGAAAACGCCCGATTGATTGCTGCCGCGCCTGATCTGCTTGCCGCCCTCAAGGAATGCATCACGGCAGTTGATGTGACCATGTATGGAATGGCTATTCACAATGCCCGTGCAGCCATTGCCAAAGCCACAGGAGACCAGACATGAGTATGCCTAACTGGTTGGCTGCGTTGCTGGTTATTTCTATGTTATTGACACTAAATTACGCAGTTTGGGTTTTTACAGATTTGATAGATAGGTATGAAAAAACCCATAAGGGGATTATATCCATTGGAGATCAGCCATGAACCTGCACCCAGACGACCACGTTTTATTGAAACGCTGCGGATTTTCTGACGCTCATATTCGCAAGCATGCGCAGAAGTTTTACAACCTGACTCATGTATGCCCGCTGCGTGATAACGAACTGCGCCGCATGAGTGAACTGGTTGCAGAACGACGCATGCTGATGGATGCGCTTGAACATTTACGCAATGAAGCTGAAAACAGCCCTGTATCAGTAGTGCCTTCAACCACTGTGATTTCGGTTGCTGGATCAGCATTGGCAAAAGCGAGGGGCACTTTATGAACCTTGCAGACATTGAGAACGAGTTTGATGTGTTTTTTGAATTCCAGACAGACAGCCACCTAACTGTCACGTCTGCATCTGCCAGACTGTTTGCCGAACACATCATGAAAATTGAGCGTTTGGAGTGCGCCAATTTATGCAAAAAACTGGCGCATGAGTATCAGAACATGGAGCCATTGCCTCTTAACCAGTACAACCAGACGTTTAACGATGGGCGAAAAGAAGCTGCCGAGGTGTGCGCAGATGCTATCGAAAACAGGTGGAAGATATGACTGACCATCTTGTTGGCGCCAACAAAATGGAGGGAGCATGACCCGCGAAAAATTTGAATCGTTTATTCAAGCGCACAACATTGTTTTGGTGGGTGACGCTGCATGGGGACTGTGGCGGGTCGATGTGGCCGGGAAGCATATTGGCAGCTACGCCAGTTTAAATGAGGCTGTGCAGGCGCATGGGAGGGTTGTTGGATGACAGAACGCTACCTAGCCGGCATCGCCACTCTGCGCACGCCAGAAGATGAACCGCCACCGCTGAAAACCAAGGTTCTGCTGCTGTCGCCATACGGCATCCTGAGCATAGGCCCATGGGATCCGTGGTTTGTAGCTTGGTGCCCGCTACCAAAGATCCCGCAGCACATAAAAGAAACGATGAAAATAAGAAGGGGAACGACATGGAACCGTTTAACTTAGAACGCGCGCTGGCTGGTGATCCGGTAGTGACAAGGGATGGTAGACCTGTCGCACAATTTGCCATCTTCAAGGCGAAAGGGCGAGACACCTTGTACGGGGTGCTTGATGAATATGTAAGCAGTTGGACACCAGAAGGTTGTTGGTCTGTTGATGGTGAGGAGTTACCTAACGATTTATTCATGGCTCCAGCCAAGCGTGAAGGCTGGATAATTGTTCGTTCACCTGACGAAAATGGCATACGCAAAACAAGTGACATGTATCCTTCACCTGATGTTTTATACACGCACAATCCAGAACTGATCCATTGCTGGATACGCAAAGTGGAATGGGAGGAATAATGCTCTGCCCCATCTGCAAACAATGGACAACCATAAAAGACAGCCGCCAGACCAAACTGAACATGACGCGCCGCCGCCATGAGTGCGGCAATGGCCATCGTTTCAATACTTTGGAAATGAGCGTGCAGTTTTACTCGGAAATCACCGGCATAAACATGGGCAAACTCGCCGAGATCAAACAGGACGGTGATATACTATAACGGGAGTTGCCGCTGCATCTCCTGACCCGTGGGAAAGTCCACGCTGGTGGCGCATCGACCAGTCACCCCGATGCCTGGCCTGCCCGAACAGAGGGTGGCGTATCCGTAAGGGCGTCTGACACAGGTAATCCTGCGAGCTGGTGGAAGGCCGGCGTCTGCCACCGCTATCAGAGGTAAGCTGGGCGATAACACTGTTCACACGGTGTAACGTATGCAGCATGGCAAAACGATACTGGTGGACTCCAGCAAGCCGGTGCAAGGCCGGCATCATTATCTACAGGGATGGCGTCTTTTATATGGCCAGTCGTCATCCCTGCGGGTAATGTGAATTCAATCGACCCCGCAGAGCCTCACTTAGACGTGGGGCTTTTTTATGGGCAAAAAAAAACCGCCAGCTAGCCAGCGGTAAAATACGCCACAAGGTTGGAGAACCCAAGATGCTGCCAGATTATCAGTCTGGCCGCTTCCCGTCAATCAACTCTTGAATGCTTAAACCACCAGTCCATTGCAGGTGCGCCATCTCTCGAAACCGCTTCCAGCGTCCAGCCCATTCAAGGCCGCAAGATTCGCCGATTTCGCCGCATTTCCTGAACAAGTCGAGGTCAATCCAGTCGATTTTGCCGTGCTTGAGCGGGGCAAAATCAAACGCCAGCCCGTAATTGTGGTATGAATGACCTGGTGGCGCGTTAGTAACCTTCGCGCCTGGTATTGTGCGCCCTTTGGCATACAATGCCGCTTGATCTTCCATAGATCGCAACGTGCTGGTAACAATCACGTCAATGCCAGCGGCTTCACACGCCAGTATGAATGCTTTGCAGCGCTCCCTGACTTTTGAATGGAGGTCGTCGAGTGATCTGCTCATTCTGTGTACCCGTATGACGCAAACACCAGCCATGCGCCTTTAAACTGGCCGTGGAACGACTCAGACAGTCTTGGCCTATCATCAAACGGTTTATGAATGAAGCCATCGCATCCAGATTCTGGACTTACAAACACGGGATGACACTGGCAATCGTCAAGGCTGTGTTTTTCAGAATCGCACAATGGTATGTAATGCGTGGCATCCTGCCCTATAACGTACTCAAGGCGCCACATGTCTTTGTCAGTTATGGCGTTTGCGCTCACGTCAACACCCCTTTTTCCTTCAACCACAGGTACAGTCCGATAGTCACAACGCCCACAATCCAAAACATTTTTTCGATGATAGATTTACCAACTGCCTTGTAAGCTGTCTCGGTAAGTTTATAAACCGCCATGTCAGCCGCACGGCCAGCTATCTCGTCAATTTGCTCATCAGTAAGCCATGTTTTCTCTTTGTCGTTCATCGTATTTTGTCCGGCCATAACGCGCCTACAACGCCAACAGCGGCCATGCCAAGACTGGCGATGTGTTCCGCCTGATCGTCACTGACCTGCATCAATTTCAGGCTGGTCATGATCCAGATGATCCCGCGCCATGTGCTGCCTTCCGACAGTCGAGCCAGTATGTATGTCATGTCAATGTCCTATAGCCAGCCAGTAATAACTGTTTGCAGCGCTACCTTTCGCCACAAATCCTGATGCGGTAGTGCTGACAACAGACGAATAATGCACGTTGGAATCGTATGACTGGATGAACACGGCCAGCGTGCTGGTGGGAAACGCGGCAGGGTAATTGATGGCGGTGTTTGTCGTGTTAATCGTGTCAAAACCCCATTTGATTAGCAGGTTGCCGCTTGCCGTGGGCAGCGACAACGCACCAGCAGCGGCTAGGGTTGCGGTTATATCATCCGCAGTCAGCACGGCATCGCCGTTGACTGTCAAGGCGCTGAAATCAGTCTGGGTAGTGGTGATCGGCCAATCGGTGTAGTCAGTGTTGTCCACGCTAAACGTGGCTATTGATGACCCGCTGTTCCAGCCAATAAACAGGCTTTCAGCAGGTATCCCACCACTGGCGCTGCCTGCGCCGATTGATACGGGAATACTGCTTGGATCAGTCTCAATGATGCCGTATGCCACGGCTGTAATCCCGTCAATGTCCTTAGTGCTGTTGTCGGTCACAACAAAAACGGTAGTAATGTCGGACGCGCCATTATAGTTTGCAGCGCTAATGCGCCCGTAAACGATGCCATCGGTAGCCGTAGCGCGTATGCGCCGGTTATCCTGGAACGTAGACAGGTAATCGCCTTCCACATAAAACGAGATGGACGTGTCAGGATTGACAGTAGCGGCAGTGAACTGAGTCCAGTTTGAGACCGCGAGCTGTGCGTTTACATCGTTGATACCGCTAATGTTGTCGAACGTGCTGATGACTACGCCGTGTGATTGCCCGTATGATGGCGCAGTCTCAAGGATCATCTTGTACGCCTGACCGCCAGTCAGCCAGATTTCACCGCCAGTTTCACCGCGTGCGTTGAGCTGGATGGGATTGCTCCATGCGACCGTTCCAGCTTGATCCTGATATGCGGCCACTGGCGTGGACGTGCCAGCTTCGTAAAACCAGATCAGGCCGGAGGACAGGAATGTACCGTCATCGGAGAACTGTGGGTCTTGAAGAAGGGGGGATAAATAGCAGGTCATTAGCGGAATCTCTCTCTGAGCGTTGTTTTCAAGCTAGTAGGTACTATTTTAGACGTGCGCTCAAGCATCCGACCCAAGCCAGATGGCGCCTTGCCAGCGTGATACATATCCAGCAGCGACTGCATTTTAACAGGATCAAGCAACGCTTCATCAAGCGCGTGCGCACCGCGAGACCGGCCAAGCGCATCAAGGAAATTGATAGTCGCACCAAGAGGGCCGCCACCAGCCACCAAGCCAGACTTTGCCAGTCCTGCAAGGTATCCGGCAGTTGGTGAGCCAACTGTCGCCCTTGCGCCTTTCTGGGCGTTTTCCATAGCACTCAATGCGGATGCCGCATCACTGACAAATGCGCGATTCTGAGGCGACAGAATATCCACCAAGGATTTCCCCATCTCTTTGTATGTGCCTTCCTCGGCAAAGCGCCGCATCTGCGCTGGCGTAATGTCATGCACGTCCATGCCGGGGATGGTTGGCCGTTTTTCTGATTCTTCCAGAAATGACCGAAACGCCCTGCCTTCTTCAATCGGTTTGATCTTGTCTTTGTACAGTGACAGGTATTTGCTCCACTGTCCTGCGCTGGCTGCTTCCATGCCTGCATCAATCGCGTCACGCAATTCTATTGCGCTTTTTCTTGCAGACTTGGCAGCGTGCGTGATTTCTTCGTTCGGGCCAGTCAATCCTGCCAGCGCATCAGCAATCTGTTTGCGTGCCGTGTACAGGTCTGCTGGGTCTGGCGCGCCTTCCCATTCTTTGCCTACGCCAAGCCCTGTGCGTTCTGTTTTGCCTGCCAGCAATTCAGCCGATGCGCTGCCTCTTTCGCCTGGTGTTGCCCGTATGTTTTCAATAGCCGACCTTAACGGGGTCGTCATGACTTCCTGCGGCTGATTTCGTGCCGCCATCATCGCGGCTTCACGCAATGCGCCTGATTCTTTGTTCAGTGCTTCCATCGCCTTTACATCTTCTGGCCGAGACAACTCACGAGCACGCAAACCTTCAATAATCGCCAGTTTGTTCTGGATATCACGCTGCATAAATGCTGGCGCATTACGCAATCTGGCGTTCTGCTCAAGCTCAAGGATGCGCGGATCAGTCGTTACCATGCCGGATGTTGGCTGGATACCGGGGACGCTGCCAAAAGGCGGCTTTGTCGGCCCTTCGCCACCGAATGGCGGCTGACTGCCGTACAAACTACCAACTTCAGTAGGCAAACCACGTTCGCCCATCTCGCGTTCTACTTCGCGGGTTGCGCCATAGCGTGGATTGATGATGCCGCGTATCGGAGCGGCAGCCATGCCGGTCATTTTCATAGCGGGGCCGGGGAACTCAGGAAGAAACGCCCCCATACCGCCGCCATGAATTGCTGCTTGCAATCGTTCGGTTTCACTTTCATAAGGTTGAAGCCCTGCTTGTGCCGCTCCCAGCAGTGCATTTAACCCCATTCGCCCACCTGCTGATTGTGCGCTAAACGGTATAGCTGCGCTTTCCAAGCCCATAAGCAGATATTCGCCAGCTTTTGTCATCAATGGCGTAGTTTTTGACTCTTTAATAAGTCGTTGAGCTTCTTTTTCGACCTGCTGGCGATATGGCGAATATTCTTGCCCTAATTCACCAGCTGCCCATCGCGCCAATGATGAACCAAACTGTTCTGCGCCAACTTTTTGTTTTTCAAGCGCAAGCGGTATCCCTTCTGGGATTTCGCCAAGTCTTTCGCCGCCCCAAGAGTAAAGATTGCGTATTTTGTCGGCAGTGGATGACAAAAAACTAGGCTCGGCCTGCTCTGCTGGCTGCTTAACCTTTTTCTTTGCCGCTATTTGATCCAGCGCACTCAAAAACTGCTCATGCTGTGGTGATACTGGACGCCCAAGACGGTCAAGCGATTGATAGAACTCATCTTCTGTCATTTCGGTACGCCTCTAAAGATTCGTGGAGCCATGCGCTTTGCATCGTCCTGAGTCAGATGCCCAGACTCTACCATGCCCAGCATTTCTTCTGGCGTCAGGTCGCCCTTGAGAATGATCCGTTCGCGCATGCCGCGCAAATATTCCTGAAGCGACGCCATTCGTTCTGCGGCTGGTTTTTTAGTGTTAAACCCGCCTACCTGCTTCAGTTTTTCCACTAGTTCAGCGTTAGACTGGCCGCCTGGAGCGTTAGCAATGCTCTGAGCAAGCTGGCTTACAATCGTATCAAGCGCCGCTGATTCTTCGCCGCCAGGAACAGTCATGCCAAGGTAATTGGCTATCTGGTTCATCATTTCGCCAGTAGGTGATTGTATTGATTTGTTAATCAATTCTTCAATTTCGGCAGGCTTACGCATCATGCGATAAGTATCAATGGCGCGTTTTGTTTCCTGACGTTCTGCCGCTTCATCTTCAGCGGTTTTCTTCAGTCCGGCGGTTTCAACTTCTGTTTGCTGCTTCAGTTTTGCAGCCTGCTCTGGCGTATACAATCCACCAGCTGCACCAGCCCTGCGATTGATTTCAGCCGTAGCCAGCGGGCGTTCTTCCGGCAAGCCTTTGCTTGCAATGGTTGCCAGCGCCTTGTCAGGCATTGCAGTAAAGTCAGCCATCTGGCTGCCAGATTGTGGCATAGGCATACCGCCACCGTAACCACCGCCAAGCCCAGGCACGGGAGGTTTGAACGTGGGGTAATCGCCAGTCATAACAGTTGATCCATATACCTGCTCAGCAGTCGGCTGCACGCCAGCGGCCATGCGGCCAGACTGTGCGCCAAATGCCGCCGCTTCTTCTTGGTCAGCTTTCAAGCGGTTGGTATACACGCCAGAACCAGCGGCAACATACTCTAACGATTCAGGCGAGTGAATCTTGTCATTTAGCGGCTGACCAAACCCGATGCCCATCTGTTCCAATGTTGGCGCAATTTGTCCCACATCTGCAAAAAACTGTTGACGCGCTTGAGCCTCTGGCATACCGCTGTCCATGTTCATGTGGAACTTGTCGATCAGCGGCACAATCGCCTGCGCCTGCTGCTTCATGACAGCCTGCTGCATTTCCTGCTGAGTCTTGGCAGTGCCTGCCAGATTTTTATTAATGTCTGTCAGCGTTTTCTGCGCTTTAAGCTGAAAATCTGGATACTTCAACGCCAACTCTGGCCGATACGCCGCTATCTGTTCAACGCCAGCCTGCGGGTTTTCGCGCAATAACTGGCGCAATCCTCTGGTAGCTTCCAATTCATCATAGAGCGCCGCGTTTTCAATGCCGCCACGGATGGATTTCTGCACTGATTCACGCGCCATAGGCTCAGCTCCATAGAGCATGCGGGTTAATTCGAGGAGATCACTTGCCATGTTAGCTGCTCCAGAAGTTCGGGTTATTCAGGTTGCTGTAAACGCTCTGACTGGACGCCGGAGTGCCGCCAAGTGACTGAAAATTAGGTGTGATAGCTTTTTCCATGGCCTGATAGCTGCTGCCACCCATAGGCATACTGGTTGACGGGCTAAACAGGCCATTAAACGCCCCCATACCAGCCAGTGTGCTAATGCCGCTGCCTATGGCGCCCACTGCGTTAGCTGCCGATTGATACGGCGCTGCTGCTGACACTGCATTAGCCTGTCCGATCTGGCTTTGCGCGCCCGTCACGGTGTTCATGACGTTAGTCCCCACGCCTGCGAGCGTTCCAGCCGCTTGACTGCCCAAACCAGTAGCGTTGCCATAGATGCCAGCTGCTTGCTGGTTTGCCGCCAGTCTAGTGCGTCCCAGCGCCTGATTAGTTTCAAACGCTGATTTGTAGGCATTCTGCGCACGTTCCCACGCACTATGGAAGCCAGTGGACGCCAAGCCCTGCCCGTACTGCTGGAGCGCTTGCTGCTGTGCGCCAGATAGCAGACCGCCACGAGCTGCCGCGCCTTGCTGCTGTGCCTGCAATCCTTGCTCAAGCTGGAACTGATAGCCAGGCGTGGCCTGCAACTCGGCCAAGTTACGCACCATAGGCGTGTAGAGCGGCGATTCTCTGTATTTGGCCTCGGTGTAAGGGGAATAATAAGGCTCATACTGTTTGACGTCAGTCAACGCTGGCAGTGCCTTTTGGTACTGGCCGGCAGCGGCTTTGCCCAGATTGATGGCAGGCGCAAGATTCTTCTGTGCGGCGCCATACGTCAGGCCGCCAAACATCATGGCCTTCTCTGCCGCCTCTTTCTGCGCTTTAGCTGCCGCGTCTGCGCCCTGACTACCGAATAAGCCACCTAGCAGGCTAGAACCTACTGTGGCACCGCCCATAATCGCTGCTGCGCCTAAGATTGCCATGTTATTTCCCTCACTCTGCTAAGAATCGCAGTGTTCTGAACATTATATGCTTTTGACTGGTTGAAATATCGTTCATCCAGCGTGTTTCCTGTCAAATACTCGTAAACGGTCGCCATTACGTCATATTCAAACAACTGATGAAACGCCACACGCGGCGCTTCGATCTTATCCAGCATCTGCATAGCCACTGGTGGAATGTCTGGCAGCCCTTGCAGCATCATCGAGTGATTAACTTCTGTCAAATCCCTGATAATGACAACCTTCCGCGCTGGGTGCGCATTGATCTGATCGGCAATCAGGATGCCAGCCGTTTCACTAATACCAGCCACCTCCGGCATGGCGTCTAATTCAGCCAAGCTGTAATCAGCCAGCGATTCATGCAGGCAGACAGCGCCGTTGTTGCTCAACAGATTGGCAATCCATGCCGTTCCTGATCGCGGCAGTCCCAGCACCATATAGCGGATCATGCTGGCGTTACCGTCAGGATGACGGAAGGTGATGCAGGCATAGTATCAATTGTCAGTTCTGGCACTGTTTCCAGTGAAAGATTTGTATCTTGCCCAGACCAGTACAGCTCCACAAAATCACCAGCCGTTACAGTGATGAACAAATTGCAAACAATCAAATAATGACCTGATGTGCCGCCATGCTTGCTTGGCACTGTCACCATGCTGGCACTGGCTGCAATGGTTTCCGCATTCTTGGCATACCACACCACAGCATCATGCGCCTGACTGTCAGCGTTAGAAAGCTGGATGGAATACTGCACATTGAACGTGCCTGGCTGCTCAAATACGATGCGGCCAGACGGTTGCAAATAGCATCCATGTTGAACGCCGTAGCTTTCAATGGCGACAAGCTGAGCGACATTGGCCACTGCCAGCGGTTGGTTTGTTTCATCGAAGAATGACCCGTAAACCGCTGCATTGCTGGATGCCGACAGCACGCCATCCACAAATGACAGGCCATTGCCCAGCGTGATTTCACGGAAACCGCCCGTGCCATCGCCTGCAATCGGGTTGGTTGCAGTGCCGGTCAACTGGTTGACGCGATCAAGCAATCGGCTAATCCATTGCTGCCACTGCGGTGTAACACGCTCAACGCCGGCGTTCTGGATGCCGGTCTGAAATGGTGGGTTGGGGAGGGTCATTTCATTTTAGCCAGCAAGTCATCAATAAAAGCATACCCAGCAAGCCTGTTTTTTTTGCCCCAGCCGGTCGTTTCCTGTTCTGGATGCGTCCAGTTAAAGTTGCGGTACAAAGTCCCACCCCATTCAGGATCATAGGCGTCCCCCGGCATCATTGCGGGTTCTGTTTCTCCAACGCCTCTTGTGGTCGTGCTGAATGGCCCCCAGTGGTCGGCTTCTCTAGCATACGCTGGCCTGCCATCAATCATGACTAGCTTGTAAGCTGATCCCTGTTTTTTGCCATAATTCGGCGATTGATGCAAAAGCATGGTGGCTTTCGATGCAAAATCAGCAGGGTTCATTGATTGAAACTCAATATTACGAATGTTGTGCATCTTGCCTATGTCAGCGCCGTATTGCTCATAAACTTTTGCAAGGTCTGCAAGTGTGGCTTGCTCAGTTTTCTGTTGTGCCGCTGATGCTTTTGCGCGCTCTGATTTTGCGGCTTTTTCTGATGCCATCTTTTCTATTTCGGCAGCGTGATACCCAAGTACGTCTTTTTGTGGAATGCCAAGACTGTATTTTCCAAGGATGTTTCCTGCATCGTCAGCAACTTCCCAGTTAAACCTGCCTCTGGTTACTGTGGTTGCTGGCGTATTCAGTAAATCTTTCAAACTTGGCTTGCCGGAACGGATAGCCGCCAGCGTCCCCGGCATCTGCCTGCCGACAGGATTTATCATGCCAGCCAGCGTGCCTGTAGACTTGTAGAGCTGCGTATACGGATCATCCTGCATGGTAGGCACGCCACCAACAAAAGCGCCCCACAAACGGGATGCTGCGCCGCTAGGATCACGGATGGCGCTGGCAATCATGCTGTCATCGGGGCCAAAGTCCTGTTCCGGCCATTTGCGCTTGGCGCGTTCGTACAATTCTGCTATTGATGCCATCGTTTTTCCTTATTTCGCCGCTTCCGTAGCGTACGCCGCTGCATTTATCAGCACAACCTTGACCGGATCACTGATCCTAAACTTGAACACAAAACTCCTAGACACGCCCAGCCGCCGCCATTCTGCACGCTTCAGATACTCGCCCATTGCGCCCGGAGACACCCACATTTCCCCGCCATAAGTGTACCCACCGTCCCTGCTGACTTGCAGCATGACCTGTGGATCTGACCCCTGCCCGTCAACCAGTCCAATGCCTTGTTCCATGTCCAGACGGAGCCTGTAAATATGCAGCTTGTTGAAGCTGGTCGGAGCGAAAGTATGCGGAGTAATTAGCTCCCTGATAATCGGGTCATTGTTGTCCGTGTAAGTGTCTACATCAAGCGTGTAGATGTTTCCGTTGCGGTAGTCGCTGGCGACAATCTGCCCGTTGTATTGCGTCCCACGCAGCGCATAATGGCGCGTATCGCTGCCGCTTGTCAGCCTGCTCCATGTCTCGCTGGTGGCGTCATACAACCATGTGACGCCTTGAGCGCCAAAATGCATCTCAAGGAACTCGTGGCCGTTGAAGCGATACGCAAACGATATGCAGTCACCCGGAGACAGGTAGCCATCAATGATGTAATCAAGGTCAGGCGGGCTGACGACAATCGGCTGATAGTTGTACATCTTGACGACCGACACGCCGCCGCGCCGCGTTCTGGCAAGGAAATACAGGTTGCCATTGCATCTGGCGATTGACCACGGCGCAACGATGCCTACATCTGTCGGTGATCCGCTAATGCGCTGGAACGGAAACGGATACGCACCCGTGTTCTGCCAATATTCGATAGAAATATCACCGATAAGCACCAAGTTTCCGTTGTCCACCGCCAGCGCCTGCAAATCATCAGGGTAAGACTCCTTACTTGCGAACTGTAGCGCATCCCACGTCATCCCGTCATAAGGCTGGCTGATCTGGAACTGGCGCGTGTTCGGGATGTTGGTAATGAAGTAACTGTCCAAAAACACAACCATGTCGCCGCCTTGGAAGCCGGCATCCGTGATCTGTCTGAAGCTGTTGAGAATCCTGATCGTGCCAGCGCATGGAACCGTCCCAGCGCCGCCAGTATCAAGTTCCCAAGTGTCAGCCGATGCGACCGTTCCCGTACCCGTAGCAGGGCCAGTGGCGTAAAACGTGGTGCCTATTGTGTTGTAAGGCGCACCAATGAGCGTGAAATTGGTGTTACCCAGCGCCGTGATGGTAACGTGCTGGCCTGCCGTGATTGCCGTAGCTGCAATGCTTGGCACATAAACATAACCACCTGCGGGAATGTTCGGGTTGTTGGTCTGTATCTCAAGAAACTGCCCCGTCTGGCGTTTGTAGCCTGGCTCGGTAACAGTAAACGTGGGGCCAGCCGTGCCTACCACCTGCAATTCTGGTGATTCAGGCTCAAAAATCCAGCCATTCAGCCCGTCCACAATCATCAGCTGTTGGCCATTGTCGGACATGCTGACCGTGCCGCTGCTGGTATTGATGCTGCCACGATAAACGGGGACGCCGTTACCGGTCAACTCTAGCAAAGCATAGGAATGGACAGAATACAGCTTGCCAGCAGCCTGAAACCACCACATTCCACGGCTGGGTTGCTCGCTGGTGTCAGTCCAGAACTTCAGGCCGGGCGTGCCGTATGCCGCCAGTGATGTTTTGTCCTTTTCTGGCTTGACTTCAAGGTACAGATTTTGCCGTTTCTGTGCAGAAATGGCCTTCGATTTCCCGTCAATGCCGGGGCCAAGTAGTGGGAGCTGGATGGCTTCTTCCATTAGCGATTCCTTGTGAAATAACGTTAACGGAAGTTAGATGAGTAACTGTCGCTGAAGATATTATAACGCAAGTTCCTATCCCCCCTCAGCGCCACATCCGTGCTTAGGCTAGGCGTGCGCTGGTTCATGCGCTTCAGCCGCATCAGCGCCCGTTCTGCCATCTGGAGCGT